CCGGGAAAAGGTGCCGGCAAACCATTAAGGTGTCCAGGCGTGATTTTAACTCCGTGATCTCCATTTATTTATCTCCCGCCTTCGCCCCAGGCAATCTAAGTTCTTCTTCTCTCGCGATATCCTGTTCAGCAATAGCGCAGAGAAAGTCGCACTCAGGAGAGAGTGGCTTTGCCGTATCAAACCCTACAGGTATCTCGTCTATGAAGACACGTTCCCCATCAACCCTAGCAAGCCTTGCCCCCAGCCGCCTCGATAACTCAGCCATGCGCTCAAACTCTGCCGGGAACCTCTCTCTAACCAGCGCCCAGTATGATGGTGATGTTGCCTTGCAGCATGGTATGCAATTGGCATTCGGAAACCCCATCTCGTAAACCCTTGGTGGCGATATCCCGGCAGCCTTAACCATAGACAGGCATGCCGCCTTTGTCAGACCACGTTCAATCAATGGTGTCTCAATAGTAAGGTCAGGCCAGTTTTCCCTCAAAAAGTCTGCCCTTGTCACATCCGCTGCATCTGCTGTGTACCCGAAAATATGCACATCATCAGGCCTCTCAAACGCAACTCTGGGATTCACCTTCAATAGCTGTGTGCATGGTGCGCCAGCAATCCCTGATATGTATTTCCTTTTTTCCCATACTTCCCATGTCGAGTTGTAGTCTTCGTTCTTCAGGAGTGTGATTTTTTGGTCAAACCAACCCCTGCAATCATCCATGAACCGCTTATTGTCCTCGTCCTCTGACCCTGTCTCGCAATATGCTATGACATCTGGCCTGGACAACTTAGTGGCTACCGCGCTGGCAGCGCCACATGAAAACCAACTCACCCTTCTCATTTACTTCTCCACTTTCTTGGCACCAATCCGTGCCGCTGTCTCCGCATCGATGTTAATATCCTGGCCCTCATATCGGTAAAGGCCTTTGGCTTGGTAGTCGTAGTCGTCCCAGAGTTCCTCATTCAGCCATGCGGTGGCTCCCTTAATGTACTGCTTGTCCCTGCCCTTGACCTCGGCAGCGTATCCCTCGGCACCGCGCAGTAGAGTCGCCCTGTCAGTCTTGTCGGCGGCCTTGAAGTAGGCTTTCCGGGCAGCGGCTTGGCCGATCTGCTTTGGATAAGCATTCCACCACTGACCGAAATCGTCCTGGTCCCAGTCTAGACTCATCTCCGACATGCCGTTCTCGGCCTTATCAACCGTCAACTCATTGCCGGCAACTGTAGAATCTTTTGTAGATTCTTTCCTTTGTATACTTCTTTCTTTTGTATGTGTCGGATTTACCGGCGTCGGTTTTTCCGTCGACGGTTTTTCAGGCGACGGTTGGACCCGTTGGTGAGCAACGTATTCAACCCCTTTAAACTTGCCGGATGACCGTTTTTGAAACCTGGTAAGATAGCCAGCTTCAAGTAGTTCCTTGACGGCATTTCTCACCCTATCACGCCCACAGTTGCCCTCATTCATCAGGTCTTTTTCCCTAATGATCCAATCTGCCGGCTTCGATAAAATATACAAAAGCATCCCGCGAGCAAAAAACGACAACCCTCTATGCTGTGCCAGAGAGTTTGGCACTTGGACATAGTCGGACTCTAGGTGCTCTTTGATGATCATGTCAGTCCCCTCATCGTGCAGTCCAAAAGAAAAGGCGGCGGGCCGGGACTGCGAAAGCCGACAGCGGTAGCTAACCACTGCTTTTTTCGCCGCACATTCAAGATATGGGAATAGTGTTAAGGAATCAATAAAAAAGGAGAGGGGGTGGGCTCTGGGAAACCCACCCCCATCAGGGAGACAGTTGAAGCGTCAGGAGTCAAAGGGGAGGATGACTTCAACTGTGTCAATCTACCCCATCCAGCTCCGCACCGCAAGCCCCATATCCACAAAGATCGATCCAGTTGTCGCCCTTGGGGCCATTCTTGATCCTGGCGATCTTCATTAGCGCCATCATGGCGGCAACATCACGAGGTGCGATTTCCCGGTCAAGATAGGCCGACCACAGGTTAGCTATCCACTGGAAGCTGTCCTCAACAGTGCCATAATCCTCATTGCGCTGCCCGCAAACCAACTCAGCCGCAACCGCCAGACACTTTTCTCTATCCATTTCTGCCATAAAACTCAGTCCTTCCGCTCCATGCTCCATCAAATAAATACCAGCAGCAGTTATCTTTGCCAGTCATCTTGGAATCTTCAATCCATTTCACCCGGCCCACTGAAACAATCTTCACACAGTATGACAGATAGTCAGAGGCCTGTTTTGTGTGCATCCAGTCAGCATCAAACAACAACCAAGTCGGCACCATGCCGGCAAGGTGGTCTATCAACGGGTGCAGAATCTTCCTGTCCCACGGCGGGTTGGTGATGAAGCACTCTCCCGCACAATACTCAATGTTAAAAACATTCTCCTCCGCAATAAACGCCGCTCTCGGCTCAATGTCTGAGCACTCAATGCATTCGTGATCATGGTGCTCCAGGTGATGGATCAACCGCCCATCTCCAGCGCATGGCTCATCAAATCTGGTGCGCTCATCTAGATGCGGGAGAAGTGGGATCACCGCCTCCATGGGTGTCGGGTAATAGTCCCTCGGCACCCTGTCAAAATTACTTCTCTTTCCCATTAAGAATCTCCAGCCAGACACGATGCGGGACGACATACAAAGGCTCCCGCTTGTCCTCCCTCAAAACCAAGAAGTCATTCTCTCCCAGATATTCGACTAGCCATTTAGGAAACGCCTTGCGTGCCTTGATCTCGCCACATAGCGGAGCCTCATCTTTGCCCCTCCAATATACGTCGATGTCCCAACTCGCTTCCCTTCCGAGTTGACCAATTTTAGCGTCAACTCTTTCTGCGTGGATTCCAGCCTCGACATGACACTTAACAACCTCACGCTCTATCCGGCTTCCTTTTTGCCTTGGTGATTTACCGCCCATGGTGCCACCAATTCTTTCCAGTCGTTATTTTCCCAATAGAAGACATCATGCCACCTCGTATTCTTTTGACACAACACCCTGCGAAGCATGGCCCACCCAACATGGCCGGACCCATGTCTTTTGGCCGCTAGGTAGACGCCTCAAATGCCCTCTACGCAAATGAAGTCTTGGGGCCATTCTTGGGCCAAACTCAGCCCCACTTGACGGGCCGTGACAGGACTCGGGCAGCTTGACTAAATTATGCACGTTAAGTGGAGTATCTCGCCACAATAATTCACTTTGCCCTCCACTTTTTGGGTGAACCTCTGTCTCCAGAGCGCACAAACATGCAAGGTGAGACAGCAGAAATCTGCCTGACATCATGGCAGCTTCATGTTCTCCCATATTGTCAAAGAAGCCGCTCCTGTTGCTCTGAACTGAGGCAGCCATGCGCTCGGAATTGAAGTCGTCAATTTTTGCCAGATACGACACAGGGCGAACAACCCTTCTGCCCATGACAGCATCGACGCTGTAAGAGCTAAAAATGAGTTTTCGGGCATCACTGGCGTACACTGTCGTATACATAACGCGACCATTCGGAGCGCGGGTGACGACATTGGTCACCCTCGCCGGGAGGTCTACTAGCTCCTCGCTAAATGCCTCATAGTAAGACTGTGCAACGTCAACATCAGACAGAAACGCGCTAGGCCAATAAAACGAGACCCCGCGTCTAAACAAGCCGGCGGAAATTGAGACATTCTCCATGTCACCTTTCGTCGGGTTAGGAGGCAAAAAATCAATCTTTTTGTTTTTGCCAAGCAATGCGTCCGCGAGTTTTTCAGTCTTAATGAAATTAAGCATCAAACCTCTCGGCATGAATACCCGCCTCCTTGTGAGTGTTGACGATTTCTCTTTCAACTCTCGCGCCCTTGTCGCGGCTCATTTTACCCATGGCGACCGCACACTTTATCCAAGTATCTATCAATCGGGCCAGCCAAGCGGAACCACTCCCCGCGAACGCGCTGACTAGCAAACCTCTCATGCATCTCGGCCTCCGCATCTCTGTCGCCACCAAAAAAGTGAGCCAACTGTAGTGGGAAAGGGTTCCCTACCTGTAGTTCCGAAAATCGAGATGCTGGGTCTGCGCTGTAGCCTATTTTACAGTACCCCTTGCCAATTTCGCTGTAAAATACAATGAAATAGACGAACCCGTACCTGCCGTTTGCGACAGCTTCATCATGTGCGCGGCGATGCCCCCGCCTTTTAGCGCGGCGTTGTTCCGAGAATTTCTCAAGGCGATCCTCAATGCAGTATTTGCAGAACACCCTTTTCTTCTGACCCCGACACTTGAAAGAATGAATTTGCCGCCGTTTCTTGCATTTTCTGCACACATGATACATTACACCAGCCCCATCTGTGCTTTTTCATATGACTGGTTTGACCTGAGAAGCTCGATGTAAACCTTGTAGGATTCATGGTTTACTACCGCCAGCTCATAGGCGTGGCGAAGCTTGGCCTTTGATGCCAGGAAATCACGATAATCGGAGGATGCCCTGGCAGTGGCCTCGGCAGCCGCCTGGGATTTCGCCCCGTCCCTGATGGCTTTCTCTGTGTACTGCGCCAAGACGGACTTCTCAGAATCCTGCATTTGATGGAAAGCGGCAGAGCGATCCGCCCTGATCTTCCCCCTCTCCGACAATTCCCTCGCCAAATTCTCTGCGTCTAACATCTCGACTCCTTTCTATGATTCCAATTGCCTCATCGTAGTCACCCGTCGAAAACCACAATGCCTCCGCAAGGTGGTGCGGCTCCCAGCCATCCCAGAAAGCAGGTTCTCCCATGCTATGTTGCTGGCGGTGGTGGGCAGAGCACAAAGGTATAACCCAACAGTCAGATGGCTTCATTCCCATCCCGCCGTCAGTCCCCATCCGTAAGTGGGCGGCCTCTACATGCGGCGAGCCGCACTTGACGCATTCCGTTTGCCGGATGAATTCCAGATGCTTTTTATCACGAATCATAATCCGCGCATCCCTTGTGGTCCAACACGTTGAGCAGTATAGCATTACCAATTTGAATAACGCAATCCAAAAAAGTTGTTGCCTAGTTTATCAAACATGGTATGGTGGGCGAATGAAGGGGACGCGCAAAAATCCACACGCCAGGGCGCTGGGAACACCGCTGTACCGCAAGCGGGTGGTTAGGAGCGCGAAGTCCTATAACCGTAAGGGAGACAAGAATGACCTACGTCGAAATCTTGAAAGACATGATCCGCAAGGGCGAGATCACTGAAGTCTTTGCTATGGCATTCCTGATCCGCAATGGCATGTACGCCGACAAGGTGAGGGAGCTGCTTGATGCTTAGTGAGAAAGAAATGGAAGTCGTCGCCGTCGAAATGGCGGTCAACGACTTGGTCCAAGTGCTCGACTATCTTGTCGGCATGCACTCGCAGAAACCTGACGTTATCGCCCCGTATCGCGACGATATTGTCGAGGAAATTTCAGCATTCATTGATGAAATGGGAATCAAGCAATGAAAATCACCAACAACTTCAATCTGCCGCAGGTATTGGTGGACGCCGCTCTCAACGATCCATACGATCCAGGCGAAAGCGACATCTCGGTCACCCGCCTGATCTCGCCGCCCAGACTTGTGGCGCTGGCAAAGCAGCATGCGGGCGATCTTTCTGAAGATGTGTCTGACCGGCTGTACTCACTGATGGGACAGGCCATGCACCACATCCTTGAGCGTGCCGGCGATCCTCTCGGTGAACGCATCATCGAAAAGCGTCTTTTTTCCACCGTCAATGGCTGGGTTCTCTCCGGGCAGCTCGATCTGTGGGAAGATAACGTCCTATACGACTACAAGTTCACCTCTACATGGGAAACCATTAACGGGCTAAAGCCTGACAAGATCGCCCAGCTCAACGTCCTGGCGTGGTTGTGCCGGAAAAACAATATTCAGGTGGACAAGGTTTTCATTGTCGCCCTGTATCGCGACTGGAGCAGGTCACAGGCAAAGCGTGAGCGCGATTACCCGCAGTCCCAGGTTGGCGTTATTGAGGCTCCTGTGTGGACTGACGCCGAGTGCGAGGCCTACATCGAAGAGCGCATTGAAATGCACAAGGCTGCCATGTTCAACCTGCCGGAATGCACTGAAGAAGATCAGTGGGCGCGTCCGGCAAAATACGCCCTGATGAAAGAGGGCCAGAAGAAAGCGATCCGCCTTCTCGATAGCGAAAGTGAGCTTATTCGCTATGCGGAGAAGAGAAAGCTTGCCTTTGACGGCAAACTCAAGGCCCAGCATTATGTAGAATTCCGTCCCGGCGAAAAGGTCCGGTGCGAATCCTACTGCGCTGCGTCTGCGTTCTGCTCCCAGTTTAATGGAGCGTGAAGATTTCATCCACGAGGTGGAGCACTACCTCGGCCCTATAGCCAAGATTGATGGAAAGGAAATCGAAATGGCTGTTTTGACTTTTACTATCGCCAACATCTACGATCCGAAAGAGGGAAAGAAGGTTGGCTCGATCAAGACCACTGAAGACAAGTGGGTCTCCTACTGGCCTTCCGACAAAAACCTGTTTCAGGTCGGCGGCACATACAAAGCCCTTTGCGACGAGCGCGAGTGGAATGGCACCATGTATTACACGGTGAAGTCCCCCGGCAAGGGTGGAAAGGTGGAGCAGGGAGCCGCCCCAACGGAGCAGGGTGGTGCCATGAACACCGTCAACGTGTCCCAGCCTGTCGGCATCTCCAAGGATGACACGATCACCCGTCTGGCAATTGCCAAGTCATGCATTGAGGCGCACGAAAGCCACGCCTGTGCTGACGCTTGGTACGCCTGGGTTATGCGGCAGGACATTCCTGAAGACGCACCTGCCAGCGTCGATCCTCTTGATCAGGAAATTCCATTTTAATGGCCAAAAGCCTACGAGATGAGTTTGCGGCGAGGGTGGAAGAATTCCTCTCTCACGCAAACCGCCCCAGAAATCAGCGAAGGATCACCGCTGCCGGCCTAGGGTTGAGAATCACAGGAAGCCCTACATTCGTCTACAGACTGCGCCAGGGCAAGGATGTTACACTTACCACCTACGAGAAGACGCTAGACTTTATGGAGCGGTGGTACATTAACAATGGATACGAGGTCGAATAATATGCCTATCAGGGAATTGCGTAAGGAGGCGATATATATCGTCACTCACGCCTGGGAGTTCACCGGGTCAATGATTGATGTGGCGTGGAGGTTTCTAAAGCAACACGGGGCGAGGACTAATGAATCTCAAAGAATGTAAATGGCTCAATATTTTGATCGGCGGCATCTGTGTCGCCGGCTGGTTTGGTATCATAATTTTTATCCTGCTGATTGCAGCCGAGATGTTGAGTTGGTCTAATGGGTAGACCAAGGAAAAAGCGCCAAGATCAGTTTGCGGAAATCCTCACTCAACTGCGCGAAGAAGCCGACATGACGCAGCAACAGGCGGCAGAGGCATCAGGTGTGCATGTGCGGGTGATACAGTCGTGGGAGATGGGCCGCGTCAGTCCGACGCTCCGCACCCTCGACCGTCTGCTGGTGGTTTATGGCTATGAGGTGGAGGTTATGAGAGCGTCAGTTTGTGAAAAAGACACCGAAAATGGCTGACGTTATCCAGTTCCCCGAGCGTCACGATGATTTGACCTACGACCAGCTTTGTGACCTGATCGACCAGATGCACGAGGGCCACATGCGGCTAATCGAGTTATCGCAGGCCGTTGTCGATACCTGTGAAGCCGACGACTGGCCCGCGCTACAGGCGCTGGGGGCGTATTTAAATGATGGTTGATTTGGTTGAACAGCTACGCGCTTCGCATGTCGGACCAGACCCAGACTTCGATGAAAGAAACACACAGGCGCTACTAGTTGAGGCTGCCGCCGACGAGATTGAGCGCAAGGAAGCCGAGATTGAGCGGCTGCGGGCGGCACTACAAGCCGTTGTTGACGCCTACCCTGTCGCCTCTGGGATCGCCTACGGCGAGGACGGCTATGGAGCAATCGGCGCGGCGCGCAGGCTTTTGGATATGTCCGTTTGCGGAGAAAAAGACCGGCAATCACCGCAAAATGTGCGGAGACGAACATGAGTGAATTTAAGAAAAAGTTGCGAGCGGTGTTTAATAAGGCATTGCCGTTTGATCGGCCAAGCACTGACGATGGCACGCGATACGTCCCCAGGGGGTTGAATGGCGGGCCGAACTGGCAAGTCTTTGACCGCCGAGAGAATCGTTTCCTGTCGAACAAGGAGGTCAAAGCAATTCCAATCGACAACCTCATTCATGAGCCTATGGCCATGAACTAAAACGTCAGCCGGTGAATAGCGCTCGCTCTGCCGCACGGCGGCGGACCAAGCCAGGGAGAATCCGGCCACCGGCCCGGCACCACTTGGGGAACTCGTCCGCCGCTTCGTTGTATTCCTGGCGAAGAAGCTTGGAGCGCAGGGTGCTGGCCCGATAGTTCCCTGTCCCGACATTGTAGGAAAACGACACCAGTGCCGAGAATTGATTTTCGGTCAGGTCAACGGGCGTTAAGCCTTCGATCACGCGCCCAAACTTTGTGGCCGATTCCAACAAGAGCGCGACGGCATCTTCCTCGGTGATACTTGGGTCGTTTTCCGACACCCGCGCACCGTCCTGATATTGCGTTGTCCCGTATCCTATAGTCCAGACATTTGCCGGGCATAGGTATGGTTCTGCGCGGAACCCCTCAAACAGTTTGATGATATCCAACCCGGCGTCGTTAATTTGCATCAGGTGCGGCGCTTCCCAAAGGTTCTATTGCCGAACCAAAACGCGATCATGGACGAGAGAAGGCTGAAAAACCTGTCGTCAAGGATCGTCCGCAGCGCTTCAATGGTAAAGCCGTTCGCGTCGAATGTCAGCCATGCAATGGCCCAATTGATGGCCAGGAACTCCAGGACAAAAAGATACGTGACCACCGGCCTAACACTGGCGGACAGGCCAGAAATAAAACGCCCCGCCGCAACCGCCGTACTCGCCTGCTCTTTGTGCGCGGCCTGAATTTCCTTTAGCTGCGCGTCCGTCACCGTGGCCTCAAGCTGCATCTGCCCGATAGCAAGTTGTGCCTGGGTTTGCGCGTCGATCATCGCCAATTCATGATCCTGGTCGCGCTTCTGTTTGAAGTAGTCCAGGACGTTCGGCACCAGAGATGTAAAAAACCCAAGCGCAGTCGAGATAATCGTCAGCATTACATCAACCCCAACAGCACCAGGGCCAACACAACCACGGCAGCGCAGCCATAAATGATCTTGCGTTTAACCGGCTTTGATACAGGCACGTTAAAACCCATTTGCGGCACGTCCTTAGTCATTGTCTTCAACCTCTTTTGATAGGCGCGTTTTAGAATGGCACCTGTTTGTTCATGTATAACTCAGCACATCGATTCAGAAACGGGATAGGTAAAATCTCCATCGTCCGACTTAACGAAAATCTCCGCCTTTCCTGGGTCAGGTTCCCGAATAGTGACGATCATCTGTTAAACCACCTTCGGACCACGTATCCATAGGCCACAGCGACCGCCACAAAGGGCCAGGACAGCCAAACCCCGTCCCAATAGCCCCTGACCCCCAGGCCATTGAAGGGAAGCCACCACAGGGCCATTAGGGGCGATATGACGAACAGCATTCCGGCCCTTTGAAGGACAACCTCAATCAGGGACATCATGCGGGATTGCTTCATGCCGCCCACGATACCCAATCCTTTGCGCCCGGCTTCTCAACGTCGCCAAGATAGATCGGCATTTGGAAGGTGATTCCCTTTTCAGGGTGGGTGATCCAACACCCTTGCGCCGGCTCCTCGTAGGAGAAGTTTTCAGAAAAGGCGTATTCGTCGTAGCCCTTGAGGCTGCCGTTCACGACCAAATGAGGAAGCTGAATCAATTGATGGAAGTGGCCGATAATCATCGTATCCCAGGACCGCTGCAAAGCGGTGTCTCGGGTCGATTTCTTGTGCCGGCCCCTCTCGATTGGCATCAACACGCCCGCAATGCCATTGCCGCCCCGGAACTGGTCGCCATGCGTCAGGAGGTAACGGTGTCCATAAATGGAATAGTGGCAATCCGGCCCGTCAGGGATTGAAAACTGAATGCCAGGGCGGTCCTTGAAATGCCGGGCCAGCATTTGATAGACCAGCCAATCGAAGTTGGTCGCGTTGCGCTCTTTCTTCTGCGGCTTGCGGGTGTTCCGCCCGTGGTTGCCCGTCACGCAAGGGATAAAGATTTTATCGAACCGCTGCGCGAACTTCTCAATAACACCCGTCAGCGCATCAAACAGGTTGAGGACTGACGGCATGATCGGGGCATCGTTAGTCTTCGACAATTCTTCGTGAATGTCACCCGTCACCATGTCGCCGCCCAGGGCCAACACAAGCCCGTCGTACTCCGGGTTTGCGATATGGTTGAATAGAAGATCCGTTGCCGTCTCCACCACGCGCTTGGCTCTCGCATTGGCAATATCAAGATTGAACTCGTTGGCCCCGTAAATCTCGCCGGGCTTCACCACTTCGCCCCAGTGCCAATCGGAAAGCATGATGGTGGGGACGCCCTTGCACCCACTTGATATTCTCTTGGGAGAAAGCCACTTGGGCGGCTCTGGAGTCGCCTCGGATAGCTCAAAGATTTTCTCCCTAACCGCCTGGCGGGTGATTTCCTCTTTTGCCGACGACTTCAAAGCCGCCTCTAGCGCCTTGATGCGGTCCTGTAAAATCGACGCCTCGATCTGTTCAGGTTCTGGAATGGCCCCGATTTCTGAGGGGTCTTGGTACAGACTCCAATCTACCTTATCGCGGTGCTGTCTGAGCCAGGTCCGCAAGGTCTGCTCGTTCATACCCAGCGCATCCGAGGCGGCCTGAATAGCGCTTTTCTGGCCATTTGTGGCCCTCTCAGGCGGCGGATACCCTTTCTCAAGAGCAGCGTTCAGCGCGCTCACTCTGCGCTCTGTCTCATCCTTCGGCAGGCCAGGGTTAGGCATCAATCACGCCTCTCGGCAGTTGAAACAGTATTCTTTCGGCTTGAGAAACGACGCTGGGGACGCCTTGTCGATCTGCTCTGTAATCTGCAAAACAGCATCAAGGTGGGTTTGCGCGGTCTTAAAGGCGCATCCGTTCTTGTCCATGACAAACACCGCCACACGTTTGTCTCTGAGTATCACGAAGACGATAAACCCTGCCTCCTCGATCCACTCGCTAGCGCCGCCGCCGATCTCCAAATACTTGCGGCTCCAATCCGGGCGCATTTTTAGAACCTGATCCACCAGAGGGAGATCGACATTTGCCGCGACAATATCCTCCACCGTCATGCACGCCGCTTTTTGCGGCGATGCCGTTTCAACCTTCGGCGTTTCGACCGTTTGACAGGCCGCGAGTAGTAGAATGATGCCCGCCAAAGCGGGCCGAGCTAAAAACACATGGGGGAGTCCTTTCATGTTTTTTTCAGGCTTGGCGTTGCTAATCATCTGAATCAGTCAAAGCACCCCATTTTCACGTTTTCGTCCGCGCCGCCGACCAGGCCTGCCATCTTTTGGACACAATTCAGCCGCCAAATCATCGTTGCTTCCAATCTCGTATTGCAATCCGCAACCGCAAAATAACGATCACCAGTGTGACGCAGACGATTGCAAACTGCATTGTTTCCTCGACGGCGTGCAGCCACCAAGGCAGGCTCAAGGCCGGTGCGGCGACGGCGGCGTCGATGGCGAGGCGCTCTTTCATTTCACGGCCACCGGTTTATGCTCGCCGTTGTGCATGCGGGCGAGCGCACCTAATCGTTCTTCGACAACGCAAAGACGCGCTTCGGTTTCTCCGGCCTTGTAGTTGAGATTGGCCAAGCGGTCGGGCGACAAAATTACGCTAAAATTTGAAAGCTGTTTTTCCATGACGCCGCGTCCTTCCTGGAGCGTATCAATGGCGTTCCAAATGTGCTTCATCGTTTTTTGAAGCTCGACAACATCTAGCATTACGCGAGCCAGCTTAGTCTCAATCACGCGCACAGTCGCATAACCGCCGCCGACGACGGTTAGCAGTGTCACCAGATCACGCAGTCCAAATTCCATTACCGTGCCCTCGCTTGTTCAACACCGTCGCCGCCGAATGGGTACTCAGCGAAGGCGAGGTAGATATATGATCGCCCTGAGTTGTTGGGGTCACCCGTAGCGCGGCACTTAAAGCCATTGGCTGTGAAATCAACAAACGGTGCACCGGCAGTACTTTCTACTCCACTGGTGTTCGGGTAAAGTTCCGATCCAATCGGATTATATGGATCGCGTACAGCGTCCATGATCTGCCAATTAGCTGCCCCGGCGTAATCTTTGAACAACACAAACGCCGGTCTAAACCCAACCCCACCGTCATCAACGACAACATAAGGACCATCTCCGTTTCCGTTGGCGGTGTAACTGCCGATAGCGCAGAAACCCGGAATTTGCTGGAATACATAAGCCACATAAGAAGCACCGGTGTCGTTTACCACACCACCGCTGGTGATGGTAATCGTCGTGCCGCTATCTGAATGGAAGTTAGTAACTGCATTGGAAACTAGACTGTCTTGTGTCGGGTTGTTTAACTCCATGCCGCCAATAGTGCCGTTAATTTCATACCCAACATGCCAATCATTCGGGGCCGATCTCTTTTTGAAAATAGCCAAGGCATTAGTGCCGGAAGGGATAGTCATTCCAGTACCAAGCGTTGCACCAGAAACTCCGTTGCCTGTATAGGTTATTATTCCAAATCCGCCGTGGTTAGTATTAACAGAAGCCGTTGTATTAATAGTGCCGTCAGTGTTAGTAGAACCGGAACCACCCGCCTTTAAGCACCATGCGACGTAGGTATAACCGCTATCATTAACAAGGTTGTTTGCTGTATCTGCTCCAAGCGTAAACCCGCCACTATCAAAACTATCAAGGCAATCTATATCCGTTGCTTCGTCATTCGTATTGTTTGAACTAATACGTTTATTGGCACCTCGCACTTGGTCATAAAGACAATGCCTTCCATCGGTGGCAAAGGTTCGCGGTTTAATCCAAACTAAATCAGGAGTCCAATTTGTTCCGCTTGCATCTTGGCAACCTGTGATTGCCGTTGAACCTGTAGAGTTACCTGTATAAAGCAACGTTTTGAAGTAGGCGCTTGGATCGGTGACGGCGGGGGCGGGGAGATTTTCGGTCGAAAGGTCAAGGAACCCGGTAGGTTTTGTGAAGCTCCAATCTGCCTCCTCCAGCAATGACGGTAGAGATGTTGGGCTTGCGACGATGGCGAACACGCTGAACAGCATTTGCGTTCCAGCCGTGTAGGTCAGCGTTGCGTTTGTACCGCTTCCCGGTTCATCCGAACTACGTGAGGTTCCGCCGCTGTCAAACCAGTTCAACTGGCTGGCACTGTCATCCCACCACCCAAGCCACGCTTTACCCGCATCTGCGTCAAGCGCGATGACGAATTGATCGTCTGCGGCAAGTTGCGTTCCGGTGTTAGTAGAGGTTCCGGAGATAGCATGAATAAGCTCATTGAAATCCACACCTGATCTATCGAGTATGCCGATACTATCTGACCCGAAGTCTGCGCCACCGGGATACGCATTGCCGCCTGTTCCGGGAGTAAAGGACGCAATCGTAGACAGACCGATACCTGACGCAACAGACCCGCTTGTAAGATCACCCATTGAACAAGCAACGATGAATTTGCCGCTGGATACGGGGATGGTCAGCGCGGCGTTTTGCCAATAGCTGCCGGTGGTCGCCTCCCAAGAGCGGTTGCCGTTTGACAGTGTAAGTCGCCCCGCTGTCGGTTGATAGTAAAGCGGGTTTGCGACGGCTTTGTTCCCATACCCATTCGCCGCATCGTCGGTCGGGCTGTCGTTGGTGGCGGTGACGGTGCCAGTCTTGCTGACACTATGCGCTGTACCGGCGCGGGTCAGCGTTCCCGCCGCCATGTCGGTGCCGCCAGTAATCTGCACACCGTTGGTTCCGAGTGATAGGCTAGACGCATCGGCAATACTCCAACCATTCCCGACCGCTTCGCCGTAGTCGCTGATCGAAGCCGCAACACCGTCTTGATAGGTCAGTCGGGCAATCGCCAAGTCGAGATAGCCAGAAGTCGTCCACGGCTTGCGACCGATGTAATGGGCTTCGGTGTGGCCGAACATACCGTTGTCGCCGGTCGGCGCGTCACTGGTGTCGAACGCGGTGACAGCCGTGCCGTTCACATAGAGCGTGACCGTGTTGCCGTTGCGAATGACGACGACTTGATACCAGGCGCTGAAGTCACGGAACAGGGCGGTGGTTTCGTAATGAACAACCGTTACGCCACCAACAAAAATCTCATAATGAAGGTTGCCGGTTGCGTCGATGTAGAGCCGTTCGATATTGTTGCCCGCGCCGTCACTGGCAGCAAAAATGTGCTGGTCGGTGGCAAGCGAAAACAGCTTGAACACCGCTTCAACCGTCATCACCGTGCGGCTGTCGCCGGTTCCTGCGGGGGTCCAGTTATGATGGTTCGCCCCGGCGTCAGCGAAGTTGGCGCTGCCCTCGATGGCGTAGCCGCCACCAGCACCAGCAGCACCCATGATTACATTTTGATGTTCGTCGAAGACGGCCATACTAAAACTCCTTATGCAGTACCAAGGAGGTCAATAGTTGCTACAGCATGAATTGTGTTTGAAGAATAAACATAGTAATCAACACGATCTTGTTTACCAGCAGTTGTCGACATCGTTGGTGCCGTACCTGAAGCAAACCTCCAGTATGAACCCCACGAAACTGTGAACGAACCGTTTGACGTTAGTGTAATTGAACCGGACTGACCTGAATTAATTCCTGTAGGATTGGCAATAGTAATATTACCGTTCGTTGTAAGTGAATAATGGTTTGCATCGGTAAGAGTAAGACTCACCGTTGAGGTCTGCACACCAAGCGCTGAAATAGTTCCACGCTGTGCAACTGTAAAATTATTATTTCGATCAACGTGTGCTGTATTGGCATTAAGACTGTTATATGTAACAGAGGAATCTCCAACTACACCGCTTGAAATTTTTGTCGTTGCCATTGTTTTATAACCTTTTCATCGAACCTTTTGTTTATTTATAACAATTATCTTGCGTTGGCAGTTTTGAAGGGGGACTCGGCAACGCGGCCCGGATGGCAAGCGGGCAGATCATAGCCGGAGTCAGATTTTGTGAGTTGTGCAAACATGGTTACCTCGCGTTAGGGAATGGAATGCCGCCGCCAATAGCGGCTTGTGCGAACGCGACTCGGGCGTGGTGTCGTGAGCTTGTGTTGTATACGCTGCCGCTCGTTCGGGTCTTCGAGCCGGTTGAGACGTGATCGAGAACCCCG